AGCAATGGCTGTGGTACAGGGTGATACTCCAAAAGAGTTTAAAGACTGTTATGAATGGTTTGATGAGAATTGTCCAAACCTGGCAATGATTGGTATTCCGTTTTGTTTTAATTGGGCATTTCGTAGAAACCTAAATCCCGTATCACATGCATTGGAACGCGTAGACCTTATTGATATGTTATTGAATGAGGGTGTAATTCGTAAGACAACTAAACACCATCTATTAGGTACTTGGTGGGCTCAAGAGTTCGGTTATTATCATGAACAGGATTGGATATATTCTGTTGATACTTCTAATCCTATTGCAGCAGCCATTGATGGCGATAGATATCCAATTGAGCATAAGCCTAAAATAAAATTTGATGAATTTGTAGATATGGGCTTGAAAGAAATCAATATTGATGATATAATTTATAATGTAAAAGCATTTCGGGAGATCGTGAAACGTGACTGATAAAATTAATCCAGACCATTATAAAAGTATTGATGGTTACGAAGTAATTGATATTATCGAATACTTTGATTTAAATTTTGCTAGAGGTAATGCAATTAAGTATTTGCTGAGAGCAGGAAGAAAAGCAGAACAAGGATATGATATGTCTGCCAAAGAGATAGAAGATCTTGAAAAGGCAGGATGGTATATCTTCCGTGAAATTAAGAAATTGAAAGGCCGTAATAATGAACCTGAGTGAGGCATTAGTTAAATTACCAGATACAGATAAAAATGTATTGGCTGTATTATCCGGTGGTCTTGATTCTAGTATTATGACTATGATGCTGGTAGAAAAGTATGGACCTGATCGAGTGTATGCGTTATCATATAATTATGGTCAGAAACAAAAAGTAGAATTAGAAAAGGCAGCAGAGCTGTGTGATAAATTAGGCATTGGCCATAAGGTTCTAGATCTAGGTATTCTAGGTGAGATTGCAGAACCTATCTCGGCTAATATTGGTGGCTCAGACGTAGCGATGCCAACCATTCATGATGTACTTGGAGATCCTCAACCGAAGACATATGTTCCTTTCCGTAACATGATTCTCCTTTCTTTGACTATGGCACAAGCAGAAGCTTCTAACGCTTCTCATGTCTTTACGGGTCTTCAGGTACATGATGAATATGGTTATTGGGATACAAGCCAACGATTTGTGGATTCTATGAATGCAGTTGCTATTCAGAATAGAACACATCGCGTAGAAATCCTAGCTCCATTTAGTAAGCTTTCGAAGCTACAAGAAATTAAAATCTGCCAAGAGATGAATATGCAGCATCTATTGATACATACTCTTACCTGCTATGATCCAGACGATCAAGGGCGGTCTTGTGGTAAATGTCCATCATGTGCAGAACGTATTCAGAACTTTATGGGATCGGGTATGATTGATCCTATTCCTTATCAAATTGAAATTCCATGGGATTAAAATATGTGTTCTATTATAGGTACCTATGATTTAAAAGAACTAGAATATCTTGCGGAGGTAAATGCCTATAGAGGTACTATATCTCATTCTATTGCGGCCGTAGTAGATAATAAAGTAGTATACTTAGATAGAGGTGAAAATGGCCTAGAGGTATCTAATCATGAAAAAGATATACCTTCTGATGCATATTACATAGCTCATCAACAAGCACCTACATCAGCCGATGATAATAAAAATACAATACATCCAGCAGAATATGCGGGACGTTTATTATGGCATAATGGTATAATTAAAGAAGAACAGATTAAGAAGTTTAAAGAACATTTTAAAGAAGACATTAATTGGGATACGGCCTGGCTAGTTAGATTGATGGCTCAAAACAATCCTAGTCTTTTATCAGACGTTGATGGCGGTTTTGCTTGTATGTATTATAGTGAGGATGGCCTTTGGGTGTTTAGAAATGATCTGGTTGCCTTATGGCATAAGGGATCTACCGTTTCTTCTACTCGCTGGGATCATTATGACACTAGCATTACGTATGTACCATCTGGCAAGATACATAAATTAAGTGATAATAAAGAATGGATTGAATTGGAACATACGTTCCAAACAAAGGAAAAATATTTTTGGAGTGTGCCGTTATGAGTATGATTAATATTGGTGGCAGTAATGCTACCTCTAATCTAACTAATATTTTACCCAAAGATGTTCAGCCTAATGCTGTAGATCTACGTCTAGGTAAGGTATATAATATTAAAGATAATGTATTTACAATTGATGAAGACCATAAGGTTCATCGTGGATCTGAAGAATGGGAAGTATGGGAAGACGGATACTATTATTTGTATCCAGGCGCTTATGAAGTTATAATGGAGAATGAAATACATGTGGGACCAGATGAAGCGGGATTTGTCATCACCAGGAGTACTCTTAATCGTAATGGGTGTTATATTACTTCAGGCCTCTATGATACTGGCTATCATGGGGTTATGGCTGGGGTCTTGCACGTAACAACTGGATTGATGCGGATTAAACCAGGAACTAGGATTGGTCAGTATCTAAACTGGAAGGCGGAAGCTTTAAGCAGTTATGACGGTGATTACGGAAAGGGGAAGGAGCATGATCAAAAATATGGGTAGAGGATGAAATCAGCAGCGGCACGGTTACGCCGCCGTGAAAATAAAAAAGTAGTAAAAGAACGACAAGAAAATTTTTATTCTAAGATGCGTAGATTGAGAAAGAAAAATGTTCACAATTGAATTTGATATGGATGAAACTCTTATCACTATTATGGACAACACGGGAGAGCTCGAAGATGTTGGGGCTCTCCTTTATGAAGACTATTGTCATATAAGACAATGGAATGAAAAAACACAAAGATATGATGTCATTACAATGAAACCAGAAATGTATCTAAAACTTATGAAAGCATTTAACCTTGAAGAAGGTGCATATGACATCGTAACAGTTGAAAGAAATTAGTATGCAAACAGTACCTTTATTTCCTGTATACTTTGCAAAAGATCAAGCTCCTGATGGACTCATTACAGAAGACATTACAAAGTTTATAGAACAAATACCCAGAAAAAATAATACATTAAATGGTGTTTCTAAGGATAACTATGTATTAGAAAGATATCCTGAACTTAGTCATATAAAGAGTTGGCTTCAAAATCAAATTAATAATGTATTTAAAAATGATTTTGCAGCGGATCCAAGACGTATTAAACCAGTGATTACACAAAGTTGGTTTACATATTCTAAAAGAGGTGAAGCTATGCATGGACATACTCACCCCAATAGTATTTTAAGTGGCGTGTTATATATCAGAGCAAATAAAGATCTTGATGTTTTAAAACTTGGTAGACCCCATCAAGAAAAAATGATGAAATGGTACTATACTCATTTAGGTGAATTTACAGCCGCTGAATACTTGGAAAGTGTTGGTACAGGAGACTTTGTATTATTTCAATCTGATCTACATCATGAATTTGGTGAGGTAGAACATGATGATGTTAGAATTAGTTTGGCCTTTAATACCTTTGCAGAAGGTTATTGGGGCGATGATGACTTACTCACTGGACTTCATATTAAATATGATTACCCGGGTTGACATTTGACTTCATATGTCCTATATTAATAATATAAGGAATTAGGAGAATATTATGAGTAATCAACGTGGTGGTAAATGGAAGCCGGCTTCTTTAGATAATGGTACAAGTGATATGCGTATACGGAATTTCTTTCGTACATGTGTAAGAGCTTTAGAAGATGAACCTGATGCTCAATTTTACTTTGAGCAGATAGTAGATCATATCAATCAAGGCGGTAGTATTATGACGGACGATCTTACAACCGTCCGCCGTATCTTAGGAGCTTAGTCTTTTTTCTCTCCGCTCTTGCCTTTTGAGTAGGCCTGAGCACCAAAGAATGCTGCAACCAAACCAGCAATAGCCACAAAGTAAGTAGGTGCGATATCACCTACGATCTGAGCGGCGCCCTCTATTCCTAATACAGAGGTGATCATAATAAGGACCGGATACAAGAGCATGCCCCATAGTGCAAACCATGCCATTGCTCTTATCTGGTCCTCTTTTTTATCTTCATTCTCTTGCATCTTTTTACGATGCTCAAACTCCGCTATTTCTTTAGCACGAGCCATTTCTTCATCAGTAATGATTCCATCTCCGTCAGCATCTAAATGAGCATAGATGGAATCAGCCTGCATCATTTTTGCTTCTTGTTTTTTATCCGCCATCGTTT